GTCTAGATGGCCGTTGTTGTTGTCTGACTGGCTTGTTGGAAGGCGGGGCTGCCGTAAACGGAACGCTGCGGTAGTTCACTTGAGGTGTGGACCGTTTGGCAAGCATGAGTTGCATCGTTCGGATACTATTGGTAAGTTGAGAGATGGCCTTGGCATTTGGATCGGAGACTGGTTTGGTAGAAGCTGGGGCGTCCTTGTTCTGCTTGGATCGTTTCGAGAACAGGTTGGTGAGCCATCCCGCTACTGCGGGTAAGGCCTTGAGAGCTATTTGGCCTATGGTGCCCCAGTCATTGTAAGAAGCTGGGAGTGCATCTGGGCGAGCACTCATGATACCACTAAGCATACGCAGGGCAGTCTCATCTCGTATTGGAAGAATGCGTTGGAACGGGGAAAGCGTTGAGTCTATGGCGGGCTGGAGCTCAACACCAACATAACTTTTGACGGTTATGTAGGGGGAGCCGTTGGTTGAGTTGTTGGTCATTCCGGTCAACATAACCCAAGTCCAGTCCATGTCGGTCCAGGCCAGGTCTGTGCGATCGTCAGCACTGTTGGTATCCTGACAGTACAGAGGGGCGGTGATGCCAACATAACCGGGGGTGCGAGAGGTGACATTGAGGTTGGTGCCAACGAGACCCACGGTACTTTCTAGGTCGCCTGGGTAAACGAAATCTATCCAGTTGTTGACTGGTCCGATACTTTGCTGGACGATGAAAGCACCCTCCTTGGCCGGATATGAAGTGGCCTTAGGGCTGAGCATCATGAGGTCGGAAGGATTCTGCGGTAGGCAGTTAACGAACTTGGCCGCACTGGTATAACTGTTGATGGCACCAACGGAGGGGTTGAGACCAGCACCAATTGCGATGTTCAGATATTGCTCCACGGAGGCTGAAGCCGCATCAATGGCTGCATCACGGTAGGACGGTTTGAACTTCGCCACGGTGACAATGCCTTGGTTGTTGAAGCCAGTGGCGTTGAGGTACATTGTGGTGGATTTGTACGCAACACGCCCTTTTGTGCACTGGGTGTAAGCGCTGGTGAAATCAAAGCCACTGTATGTGAGGCCTGGGGAGTTCGGTTGTCGCAGAGAGGTTGGGGCGAGAGACCAATTGCTGAGGGGCTGGATCCAAGAACCATTATATCCGACCCAGAAGAAGCAAGCTGTTCGTAAGCTACCACCAGGTATGAGGAAGAGCATGGAGTCTGTGGAGACTGAGGTTGTGGCGGTCTCAGATGTGGCGAGGGCGAGTGTGGGCTGGAAGTTGGCTTCGGCCTTGAGTTCAAGGAGGCAAGCGGTTGGGGCGGATCCATCAGGGGTGCCACTATATGATGGTGGGGTAGTGCCTGGGGGATGTGCGCACTTGTTGACCCAAGCGTTTCCCTCCTTGGTCTCGGCCGAGCAGGTATCGGTACGGGTTTGGAGGACCGCCTGATCTGTGACATTTTCCATTATGACGTTGTTGAGTGTGAATTTGCAGTTTAAGAAATCGGTGTTTATGATGAAAAGCCCCGTAGGTAGGAGAGGGGCTTTGGTTGATGGTTGGTTGGTTCAATGGAGGGGGCGGATGCCATAGTTGCCGTAAATGTCGACAACTGCCTCACGTTGGCTATTCGATTTCAAAAACTCGTCAATACGGTCAGGGACGGCTTTGCTGGCGAGGATGTATTTCTTTTTTTCGACGAGGGCTTTGTATGGAAGCTTGTCGCAAGTAGCCAGGAAGTCGAAGAGGTAGTCAGCTTTCTCCGAAGTCATCCCGATCTCGCCATAGTAGTCAGCGACGGCGTAGCAAAGCTCCATCTTATGGGCACCACTCTTGACAGTTGCGATCCTGTCAACGTAACCGCGCATGGTCTCGTGGTAATGTTTCTCATCCTCGAAGTTCTTATCAATGCACTTTGCAGCGTACCTCAAGACATCAGGCCCAGGGCCGTGCTTGGTGATGAACCAGCCGGCGAATTCACCATAGTCGCCTTGATCCCAAGTGTAGTGCCGATTGAAGGTGGCCAACATTCTGATGCCGTCCTCAGTTAACACCATGTCATCAGCGCAAATGCAACCGTCGTCACCTTTAAACAGAGCGTATTGAAAGTTGGTGATGCGGGTGGCGGCGATAAGAGCGCATGCGTTACCAAGAGTGTTACCGCATATGGTGCCGGGATGACCGGTCGGCATGCGACCGCTGCCAGTTGCTTTAATCGTGCCGAAATGTGTGCGGTAAAACAAAGTCCATTCACTGAGGTGGTCGATGTACAATTGAGCGAGATAAGCGGGCATGCCGAGGTGTTGGAGACTGTCAGCGATGAAGATGTGCCAGAACATTGGGAATGTGCTGTCGTTCTCTTGGGCGTCGGTGGAAAAATACTGCTTTTTGCCAGAAGCAGATGCATCAAATGTCGCAATGTCGGCTGCCATGCTGGTCTCACTGTAATGTGTGGCTAGATAAACGCGGCGACCGTGACGCTCTATGGATGTGCGGAAGGCGTCTAAGAGGCAGCGAAACCAAGCACTGTAAATGATGTTCAGGTGCTTGGACACTGAGTTGATACCCTGACCAGCTTTACCAAGGGTATCAAAGCCGGCGGATGCTTTGAACTTGTGTTGTTTCTTCATGCAGTAGTCAGTTTTATGACCGTTGTGATAGTCGTAGACCTCGGTGACCTCCTTGAACAGAGTCTCGTTGTCACCAATCTTCTCATCGAGGCTTTCAATGTAATCCCGGAACCTTGCATTTAGTGTTTCTTGACTCGGTCGTGCGGCCCTGAGTAACTCCTTGTAACCGCCCTCGTAACCCGTGCATATCCAAGAGAAAGCTCGGCGCATATTTGAAGCCCAACGCTCATGAACACGACGAGATGGGATAGTCTTGTTCATCATTCGTTTGATGATGGCTTGCAGACCTTGAGTACGAGCGTTGAATTGGGGTATGGTGGTTTGCGGACCAGTGTTAATTCTTCTTGTGCGAACGACAATAGCTTTCTCAAAGACACCACGGTCGGGAAGCGTAAGTTTGCCGTGACTCTCAATTGGAGGATTTGCCGCATGGATGTGAGTGGCAACGATGTCGGAGTCAGCGTTGATGTTCTTGAGGGTGTCGTTAAGCAGGCAGGTGGTCGTGCTTAGGGTTGTAGGGCTGATGGTGGGCGAGATACCATGAACGGCCAGGGTATGCTCTGTAGGTGGGAGCTGAAGGCCGCTGTCAAACGTGACTGCGGAGAAGAAATTGTCTTTTGCTAAGCCGGGAAAACTTATGTTGTAGTAACGCATCATGTTGTTGTCTGGGTCGACAATGATGAGACGGTTGGTGGCCCTGGTTACGGCGGTGTACACCCAAGTTGGTCGGGCGAACAGACCAGCGGCAACGGAGGCCGAGGTGACGTAAAGTAAAACGGTGTGGGTACGATCACCAGTGTAGGTGGTAATAGTGTGGGAGTCCCA